AGGATATCTAGGTTTGACTTGAAAGCCCCAAACTTTGCTGATACACTGGATGTAGCAGAGTTAAGAATGTCGTAGTTCGCAGAAAGAGCAGCGGCCTGAATAGTACTTGTACCTGTGGCCTTAGCCATAGCTTCGTACTTTTTCTCGGCCTCCGCTGCCAGATTGCCAGCCTCCTTGACTCTTTTTGCCATCTCGTAGATTTCCTGAGGCTTCAAATCCTCTAGGGCTTTACCGGTGGTACCCACGGCACCTGCGAGCTTGTCAAAATCGGCACGCGTACCGTGAGAGGCCTTTCCGATCTTCTCCCAGTCTTCCATGTACTTGGTGCGTGCAGTTCTATCCGATAGTGTTGCCACTACTGTCTTACTGCTTACACCCAGAGCGTCTATAATCTCTTCAGCGTTTCGACCCTGATTAGAGATACCACGGAAGAAATCATCCATGGCTGTAGCGTCTAGGTCAAGGAGGTCTCTGGCGACGATCTTACGTGAGCCGTCCGAGAAGGCTCCGGCCTGTGCCTCCAGAGATGCAGCGAGGGAGTCCACCTGTGCGGCAGTCTTAGCCTGTTCAGCAGCAAATATTCCAAGGGCAACAGTAGCACCCGCTAGGGCGATACCCCAAGGGCCACCTAGAGCGCCCATTAGGCCCGAACTTGCCCTAGCGACACCGCTACCGAGCGCCCTGCCAGCACGTTCGCCAGCATCAGCAGCAGCAGGAACGAGGTTTGAGAATGCTTCACGTGCGGGTGCTAGGTCGTTATGGAACCTCGAAGCAGATTCTCTAACACCAGCAGGGATGATAGCTTTTGCAATATCTGAGCCTACACCCTTGAGTGTGTCGCCCATTCCTCTTGCGGTCTGTGTAACACTTGTGCTAAGGTTTTGGAACCCATTTCGAACAGTGTCGAACTCAGAAGAGATGTTCATTCCCTGCTTGAAAGCAGTACCTACACCTGAGAATGCTGCCTTAGTACGCTCGGCTGCATCCTCGGCCCGTCCAATGATCGGACTAAATGCCTTGGAGCCTGCCTCCGCAGATACGGCAAGTGCATTCCTAATGTTAGCACCAAGATCGGAGAAGGCTCTTGATACACCGTTCTTAGTTGTATTTGCGCCGTCGCGGATACCAGTGTATGCCTGACCGATACCTGTCTTCTCGTTATTGAGGGATTTACCGATTCCGTCAAAGAATCCAATAAATTTATTCTTCAACAGTAGGAATAGACCCAGAGACATAATAACTGTCTGGACCACACCCGGAAGGTCAGCGAATGCTTCGAGTACATTACCAATTTGCTCGGCCAAGAAAATGACAGGACCTTGAACGAGTGTAAGGATTGCCTGTACGAATTCGTTGAATATAGGCATGGCTTCGATAATGCCATCCTTTAGTCCAGCCAGAACACCTTCGATTGTCTCGAAGAGTTGGTTTAGACCCGGAGCCATGTTGACAAACAGTTCCTCAGCAATATCGCCTAGGTGCCCAAGAGAATCCCCCAAGTCAGCGAATCCCGGCTGCATTATCTGAAGGGCCTTGTCCAGACCACTGAGTGCGTTGAAGATACCGGTACCAAGGCCGGTACCGTCGAAGAGGGAACGGATACTGCTTAGCGCGGTCCCACCAACTGCTCCCGCCTTCGCGAGGAAGATTCCGATAGAAGTTGACGACTCACCGATGAATTCAGTAAGATCACTGAAACCCTGTGCGAGTGCATCTGTACCTACGCGTGCACCTTCAAGAACGGCGACAAGACGTGACTGAAAAGGTTCACCGTTGACAATATCCGCGATATTACGCATACCTGCGGCCATCTCGGTCAGTCCGGGAGCGCCAGCAAGCTTAGCAGCTTCAGCAAGCCCACCAAAGAACTGAGTGGTGGACTTGACTATGGAACCCATTTCCTGTAGTCTTTGGATACCGGTTTCGATCCAGACATTGATCTGGCCCGACTCCTGCGCCTTACGGGTGAATTCACCGAACTTGTTTCCAAGTTCAGACATCCACTCACCGAATCGCGGTAGGTACTCTGAACCAGTATTGACAAAGGTGTTCAACGCGGTGATGGCTGGAGCAATACCGGGAACCATGTTCCTGATAGATGTCTCTACGTTGGAGAAGGATTCGCCTAGGTCTCCGATACCCTTTACGGTGTCGAAGACTTCTTTACTGAATCCACCCATCGCGGAGCTAACACCCGACAGACCAGTGATTACTGTAGGGAGTTGCTTCCTTACCATGTCCTGAAGAGATGTACCGGCAGCTTCCCAGAATGCTTTCTGGACAGGCTTCTGGATTTCTTCCTTGACACCACGAAGAGCCTTAGCAGCTTCCTGAGCTTCAGGTGGTAGCTTTGCTAGGGCCTCATTGGCCTTCTTGGAGTTATCTGTAGCTGCTGTTCCAAAGTCCTGCCAAGCCATTTTGTTGGCCTTGAGGACAGTAACCAGCCCAAAGAGGGCAGTGGGGAACAAGGCAGTGATACCTACAACCTCGGTAATGTCCTTACCGATGCTGAGAATGTTCGCGCCAGTTGTGAGTACAGCAGCACTGACAACACCGAGTGCAGCGGTAAGGACGGTTGCCATGGTCGCCATAGACTCAAAGTTAGCGGCAACACCTGTCAGGGCACCCTTGATCTTCTCCATGGGGAGCGTACCGGTGAGCGTGTTGAACAGTCCGGTCACAGCGGCCATTGTTGCTGGGTCAATGCGGGCCGATATAGTCGATGTACGGTTTCGGCTTGCGTACGTGAGTGCGGCTCTGGCCGCAGCGGTGTCCGCTTGCGCTGTGAACGGAATTCTGGTATTCTTATACCTGTCCCTGAGAGTGGACAGCGCAGTATTCGCCCCTTGCGTGTTTGCAACGGCGTTGAAGTTTAGGTCTTTGTTTAGGAACTTAGCAAGAAGCCTAGCCATTTTGGCTTCGGCCTTGGCCATGTTCGCATCAACCTTAAGTACCGCATCCTTGGAAGTGATGCGGTACCTAAGATCACGAATCTTCTTGGTAGCTTTTGCTAGATCAGCATCGGCCTTGAGAACGATACTGACGTTCTTGATTTTGGCGACGGCCCTGCGAACATCAGGCTCGAAGTATTTGTCGTCGGCTCGGATTTGGATCGAGGCTGAACCTATGATGGTCACCGAACCACTTCACTTTCTTCATAAATTAACAGAGGCGTGGCGGATTAGCCGCCAAACATTGGTATGCCTTCTAGCCCCGGAATCATTCCGTCGTCATCGGGTTCAAGGTATTCAGGTGTACCACTGGCTCCGGACTTGCCGAAGACGCGTTCGTCATTTATGGTAATACCTATTCTACCATAATCTTTGTTCAACGAGGCACGTTTCTTTAGAACAAGACCCTGATGGTCTTCGTCATAGACACTATCCTCGACAATTAGATTGTCGATCATATCCATGACTTGGTCTGAGTCATGAGTATTGAATAGTTGTATCAGGTCGGTGCCTTTATTCAACAGGTAGTGGCCGTTATAGTACGGCCACCACTTGATGAATTCCCGACCTATGCCTATGACTACTCCGTAGGGCGGTTGGTGCGCTCCTCGATGAGATAAGCTACGATGTCCGCAAGTACCTGAAGTTCAATAATCTTCTCGGGGTCTCGGGTCAGCTTATCAAAGCGCTTGAAAGTTTCTTTATCCATGGAACTCTTGAGGTAGCCGAGAATGGCCCCTGCTGTTCCTGTGGAGTCCTCCTGCGAGGATGCGGCGATAAAGTCCAATAGGACTGCGCCGGGAACCTGTCCGTAAGCGTCGAAGGTCTCGCCTTCAAGCTCAAACTGGATTGGTTCTACTTTAGTCTTTTCCTTAGAAGAGGTAAAAGACTTGAGGGTTCTACGAGCGGCCATGTCATTCCTTAATTAGCGTCAATTATACAACTTTGCGTAGGCTGTCGGTGAGGAATCGGTTTGGACGAGTTCCGGGGTGACGGACAACCTTTGCATATACTATTTTACCACGCGATTTAAAGCGCAGTGTTTGGGCACGTCGCGCCGCAATAATGTGCGGACGCGTACCATTGTGGTGCATAAGTGCAATTTTGTTATTTGCACTTACCACGCCTAGAACATTCCCTGATCCAGCAGTAATTCTGTAGCTGATGGAACGGTAAAGTTCTCTTGTGTCTTTCCCTACCTGTTTCTTGGCAAAGGTGTTAGCGCGGCGGGTGCGCTTTTCGATCTCGTTATAGACCAGCCCACCCGGACCACGGAGCATCTGCCGCATAGCAGAGCGGTCAGGATGAAATGTGGCCATATTACGGCATCATCATTGGGTCAAAGCCGAATGCGGCGGTGTAATTCATGATTGTCGCCTGATATCCACCACT